GGACCCGCTGGCAGACTGGACAACGCGCGAACAATAGACGTTGGTGAACACGCTTGGCGAAACGTCAGGCGGTGCATTGCCAGACGAATCGCCAAGGTAAACCTTCAACTCAGGGTAAACGTAAACCTTTGCCCCAGTTGTGTTCAGTGCGTCCGTTGTTGTCATCACTCAGCTTTCGGCGTTGGTGCTGTTCCAAACGGTATCTGCTGAATCGTCTGGAATGCCTGTTGACGGTATTCGTCAAGCGTCAGTCCAGACTTCGGATCATACTGAGTGTCAACGTCGATCACGTTGCTATCTGCCGCCATTTCAGAACCCCTCTACAATTCCACCCAAAATTCCCGGAACCGTCCAACCACGGTTCTTCGTCGGGCGTGAATCCCTCAAAAATGGTATTCCCAAACGCTTTCGAATCTGAACCAACTGCCCACGTTGTCGTTCCTGTTTCGCCGATCCATGTGGCCAGCGTTTCAATCGCTCCCTGAATGTTCGCGTGTGACGCGTAACCAGTCAACTGGAACCACGCTGTCAACTCGCGGCCCTTCAGTTTGCCCATCAGGTGATACTCACCGACGACGCCAAAAAACGACTGCACGCTACGGGCGAAGTCCACGCCACCGGGTTTGATCGGCCCGTGTAGATTTGTGCCCGTTGTCATCGTCGTCATGCTGATTGTCATGGCACTGTCTCCGCTGGCAATGGGGCTTCCTTCGGACGGACAGCAGGCTGTTGAACCTGAACGCGAACTGGTGGCAGTGGTTGCTGATTCGGCTGTGCCTGTCGTTGCAGTTCAATCAGGTCGCTGATTCTGTCGATTGCCTCTTGCAGCTTGTCACGTTCGGCTTTCGTTGGTGCCGCACCAAACGGCCCAATTCCTTTTTGCTGAAACGCCTGAAGAAAATCAACGGCAACCGGCCCAGCAGACTCACCGCGTTTGATTGCGATTTCAATCCCGCGACGTGCAAAGGCTTCCTGCAAAATATCCGGCCCGGTCAGGTCAATGTCTTTGATTGTCTTGTCGAATTCCTCAACAATCTGCCCCTGAATCGCGGCCACCGGATCGCGAACGCGTGCGACTTGTCTTGCCGCTTCCCCGCGGTTTTGAGTTTGGAGCAACGGCGTAGATTCGACGATCGTCTTGACCAAATCATCAAACGCAACTTGGCCCTGTTGAAGGCCGGTCACAATCTTAGCCGCCCTCGCCTCTTCGGCCCTGATTGCATCATCGCCAATGATCATTTTCCGAATGCCAACGTAGGCTTCAGACGTTCGCTCGACGGTGCTCAGAAACTGTTTGCCAATTTCCGGATTGGCCCTGGCCGCCGCGATTCGTTCGTCAAGCGTGTCCAGTGCGTTGAACGCGTCAACTTGTGGCTGTGTCAGCTTGCTGACTGTGCCGTCGTCTAGTGTCATCTGACGTTTGGCAATGAACATATCCATCCGGCCAAACAACTGACGCAACCCGGTGCCCGACACGCTCATCAGCGGATCTTGCAACGCCTGCGACATGACCGCCGCTAGTTCAAGACTACGCTCGCCGCCCAGTGCCTGAATCCTTTCGCCGCGTGTGTTTGCCGCTGCCAATGCCGGGGCAATGTTGCGAATGCTCAACGCCAAATCTGTACCGCGTCCCGCTTCTTGAAACTGCGATAGCTGCCCCAGTGCCGCCTCGAAGTCTTTTGTGCCGGTGGTTTTCGCCAGTGTCAACATACCGTCCAGAATCGGCAGGGCGGACTGGACATTTCCCGCAGTCAGTTTCAGGGTAGCACTGGCTAACTTCATTGCGTCGTCAATACTTTCGGCCCCGCCTGAAACGGCCTGCGCAACCAGATTCGCCAGTCCTGCGGGTGTTGCACCTATTCCGGGGGCACGTTCAAGAATCATCTCACGAGCACGGGGAACGTTCGCCGCCCCGATGTTGATTGCCATATCGGCAACGGCCTGCTCAAAGTCTCGCGTGCTAACAGCCGCCTGCACTCGGATGTTCTTTGCCTTCTCCAACTCGCTGACGATGATTTCGATCGTCTTTTGCAGCGTCAGCATTCCAGCCGCCAACTGTGCAACTTTGGCGACACCCGCAGACAATGCTGAGGAGGTGTCGGTTGCCGTTCCAGCAATCGCCTGTTTTGCTTGTGCCAGACTTTGCCTCAGTTCATCGACCTTCTTTTTTTGGTCGCTGAATGCTTTCGTCCCCGTCTCCATTTTCTTCAACGCTGCTTCGGCTTGCTTCAGTTCCGTTTCCAGTGCGTTGAATGAACCCGCCGCGGCTTCTGCTGCCTTCTCGGAAGTCTTCGCGACTTTCTCTAACGCCTTTTCCTGACGATCCATTTTGGTCTCAAGACGGTCCAAAACTTGAACCATCTTTGTGGCCGTCGCAATCCACTCGACCTCAATAATTTCATCAGCCATCGGATTGCTTTCGAGTGAGTCCCAACGTCGTCAAAAACACGTCCAGCAGGTGTTCCTTGCCAACCCACAGATCCAGATGCACAGCAACTTCCGGCGTGATTCGGTAATTGATTTGCAGCAGCTTCAGCAACCAGCCGACCTGTGCAGATGGATCAACACGGAATACCGTTGACCGGATACCGAAGTCCTCCAGATACTGTTGCCGCAGTTGCTCAGCCTCATCGCATACCCACGAAAACTGCCGAATGACTTCCCACTTCATCGTTCCATCATCAGCATAGACTGCCCGGCTGTCAACGGTGTCAGGCGTCGGCAACTTCCATCGCTGCTCACCAAACTGAATCAGCGGCCCGGCCTGAGTGTAATGCCGTCGCAGTTCGTTTTCTTTCGGATATTTGTCTTTCCAGAATCCGACCCAGTACAACGGTTTGCCGTCATCGTCCTTCACGATTGACGGCACCCACTCCTGATTCGCCTTGTCGTAGTGCATGTGCGGGGCTTGCGGTGACAGCCAGCCAATCATCAGGCCGTTACTCGACGGCCCAGGATGTGCTGGAAGCAAATCATGCCCGCCCAACAAGTGCAGAATCCCAGCCGCACGCGCCCGCGTCTCAAGGTTCGCCGGAATACAGTCCGGAAGGTGAATCAGATAGTGCATGCTGTCCCCTGTTACGGAATCGCGACGGCTGTCGATGTCGTGAGCACTTTTCCGTGCAGTGTGATTGTTGCAGATCCGTCATCATTGTTGCTGACGGTCAGGCTGTTCGTGTCAGTCAGGCCAGCCGCAAACGTGAATCGGATATTGTCTGAACTGGCTGAGTAAATGCCACTGTCAGCCCGTCGTCTCAGGTAAAAATTGGCCGATGTCATCGCCGTCCAATCGCCGATTGTGTTGTCAATTGCGGCGAAATCGTTGACGGTCAATTCCATCGTCGGCATGACGTTTTTGATCATCGCGTAATACGACCACACTGCACCGCTACCGAGTGGCGGTTTCGTGATTTCAATGCCGGGAATCACGCGAAAACCCTGCACGCCCTCAATCAGACTGCCGTTGATGTAGCATGGCCCCAAGGCGAACTCGGCATTGAAACTCTGTGCCCCCAACGCCTGACCTGTCGCGTCGTCTGCGCCCTTTGTTAGGCCGTCACTGCTGATCCAGTGCAGGTCACTTTGACAAGTCGCAAAGTCTCCGTCCTGCGTGACTTCAATTGTCGTTGGAACCAGAAAACCGTTGGCCCCAGTGATTGCGTAATGATTCGATCCGCTGGCAAAACTTCCAGCGTTTGCACGGGCTTTCAGGGCAACGGTAATCGTTCCCGCAGATACGGTGGCACCTGCGGAAATAAACGCCCCGGTATTGAGTGCCAGCAACCCGGCCAGGTCTCCGCTGGTGATGGATGTGACCTCGCCAGCATTCTTGCCGCTGATTTGCGAAATGACGTTTCCACCGGATGTCATCGCCTTGCGGTGAGTCTGATTGGTTTTGTGATCGACGGCGGTAATTTGCCGGATCGTTGCAGCGCCAAAAACAAAATCCGCCAGCGTGAAAATTGCCATGTCAATTGATCCTTCTTCGTCGTTGTCGTTTGTACTGATCGCTCGCCGCACCCCGCTTGTATTCGCGGGCCATTCGCTTTCTGTCTTCTCTGATTTCTGCCGGTGTCAAAATGGCAATTTCACGCTTCTGCCAGTTCGCTAGTCGCCTTGAATTTCTGGTCTTGTGTTTCGCTTGTTGCTCGGCTGTCATCTTTGCCAGCTTTGCTTCGCTCGGTTTTTTGTACAGCGTTGCCCGCAATTGTAACCGACTGCCGTACTGTGTGGCAGTGATTTTTTTCCGCAGTCCTCGGAATAGATTTCCCGTGCGAAAGTTTGGCCTCGCGTGTCCGAATTTCTTCCGCTTGTATTCGTCGTATCGTGTCCCGCGTTTTCGTGCCCCGTATCGGGCGTACGCCTCTTCCTGAAAGTGTAACGGGATACGTTTTTCGGCCTGATATTCTGCAACGTGCCGATTGATTTCCCGCATCAGCTTAGCGTGCATTCTGCTTGTCAGATTTGCCCGCTTGATTTGCAGTTCAATCTTCAGCACGTCACACCAATTCTACCACAAGGCCGAACGTGAAAGACCATTCACACCGCCCGTCATTGTCTGCCGGATCAATCTGCCCAGGCCTCAACGGCATGGTAAATGACCTCAGCATCAGACCACCGGACCCGTTCACGCTGCTGTTGATGTCTGCCATCAGATCCGCCACGCGTTCCCAGACCCACAGGTACTGTTGTTGATAATCATCGACCATCGTTTCAGGAACCGCGATTTCGTACCGCGCCTCAACGGTTAAACGTCCTCGCCCGGTGCCAGCCCAATCAAACACAGCCGGATTCAAATCCAGCCAGCAGACGGGGCAAGTAGACTGCAACGGTTCGGCCACAACTCCGCCAAGGTAGATTCGCTTTGTCGCCTCGGTCGCTGATGTCGTGTTGCAGAGACTTTGCCAAGCGGACAATCCGCCCAGCATTGTCTTGCACGTTGTCATCAGTGTCGCAACGTCCAATCGTGCCATTACAGGTCACCTGTGCGAATTGGCTTCGCCCCTCTGGTTTCCGGAAGCGTTTGAGTGATTGTCACCACCTGCGTTCCGTCCTGTTTCTGGCTGATCGCTTCGACCTGCACAACATCGGCACCAATAGCAAACGCGTCTTTCATGGTCAGATTCAGAGAACTGCTGAACATGATTTCGCCGCGTCGTTTCGTTGCCCGGCCTCGACCGTCTTCGTCCATTGTTGGATACCACGTCACAATCCCTGTGACGATAGCCTGATGATCCTGATCACCGTTGATGTACCGCCGTATTTGCGTGGCGAAATCATCCGTCACGAGAAACACGTCGGCAACATCGCTGGCAATCAGGTCATGCAGGCTCATTCTCAGGCCCCGTAGGCGTAGGTGTAAGAGGCTTCAATTTGTGCGATAGTCACAGACGGCGTTCCGGTTCCGGATGCCTTCTGCAACTGAATCATCGGCTGGACGTTCTGACCGCTGGTTGATCCGGCCATCGTGAACGTGGTGGACGCTGCAACGCGTTCGCCGTCAATGTAGAAACGCACGTCGCTCAGGCCTTGACTGAAGTCGATCAGGAAAGTCTTGTAAACACCTGCCAGCGTTTCGCCGGTCGCCTTGTCGTCGTTGTCCGTCACCGTGTCGTCGGTTTCAACGACAACAGCAGACGTTGACGCTGATCCTTCAACGCGAAACCATGCCAGATGCCCAACGCTGTCAAGCGTATCGTTGCGGGCAGATCCAACACCGAATGCCAGCGTAGTAGCGGAGTCGATGTCGGCAACCTTCGCGATGAACTTGACGTACTGCAATTTCCGCAGATCCCACGGAAGCACGTCGTTGAAATACAAGCAAACGTTTTCCGCCTCACTGGTTGCTGCCAGTGTCAGCTTCGCGGCTCCGCCATCTTCTGTGATGCACAGATAAGTCGGCGTTCCAGCGGAACTGGTGTCAGCAACGGTCCAGCCGTTCTGGCCTGGAGTGGTTGTGAATGCTTGTGCCCGGTCGAAGTTTTCGCAGAACTCTGCGACGCCTCTGCTAATCATTTTCATCATCCTTTTGCAGTGCCGCTATTGGCGGACTGAGTTACTCACAACTGCCAAAACCGGGGGCAGAACACCTGCCCCCGGATCTCTCTCAGAATCAGGCGTTGGTGTGCTTTTGCACGCCGCGGTGATTCAGTGCCTTTGCCGCCACGCTTTGCAGGACATAGTACCGCATTGCCAGCGTTCCGAAATCCAACTCGCTTCGCACAACCGGGGTTTCCTGGCCTTGCAGGAAAGTAACCTCGATCGTGTCAATCCGGGTTGGTGCCGCAAACAGATACCACGCCGTTCGGCTGGAAGCATCCAGCAACGGTTCAATGACCGGCGTCAACGTGCGTGCCGGATTGTAAACCATCGTGTTGACCGAACTTGACGGATCATAGGCAGAATTCACCAACTGATTCGCGACGACTTCCAAGGCTGACGGAACCACGAGGTAAGACGGCGTAAGGTTCAGGATGTCCGGCCCCTCGTTGCCCTCTGGCGTGTTCTCGCCTCGCATCTGCCGCATCAGGTCCGTCAACGCTCCAACACTTGTCACCGACGGATTGTTACTGCTGCCGGTGCTCAGGTTCTGTCGCTTGCGGTTTCCGCTGACAGCAGAGAACAAAGCAACGCCGTCAGACATTGTGGGATTGCTGGTGACCTGTGCCCACGCGACGGCGTTGACCGTACGCGCGGCGGCATCGCCCAGTGCAAGCGGAACGCGTGTCAGTGCGGACATATCATCATTGACCAGCAGCTTGTAACTGAAGTCAATTCCGATCGACCGGGCTTCAACGGCGTACGCTTCGCGGGCGTCTGCCATACTCGCACGGTTCGGCTCGTCCTGATCGTTCCACACTGGCAGGTTCGGAATGCCGCCCAACCGCATGCGGTTGATTTGTTTGAAGTCCGGAACGCTGTCACCCTGTCGCATTGGTCCCCGCCAGGTCTGCGGGGCTTCCTGATAACCGACCATCATGGATTTGTTGATGGCGTCCAGCGTCAGGTTTGTGAAACTGCCAGTGGTGTGGTAGGCCGCATCAGATCTCACGCCACGAATACCAGCCTTTTCAGGACCGAACATCGCAGCAATGGCAATCTGTTCGCGTGTTAGGCCCAGCGTCTGAATGCCCTGAGAACGGACAAACTCGGTCGCCATGTCCATCAAGGTGGCGTGTCGGAACTGCTCAGGTGCTTTGCGTTCGTCGGCTGACAGATGTCGGTCCATCAGCTTCTGATCGCCGTTGGTTGCTGATCGCACGGCACGTTCAATCAGCACACTTCTTAGGTCAGTCTGAAGACGTTCGGCACCCGTGCTGCCGAATCGAATCGACGCACCGTAGGGAATGGTGGACGCCAGTTCCGCCTTGCGTTTCTTCAGGTGCTCACGCACAGCAGCAACGTCTGCCAGATCACGACAAGCAGCAAATTCATCCGGCAGTTCTGCCAGTTCGCACAGACTGCGGATTTCGCGATCAGCAGCTTCGCGGCGTGCGGCCTGATCGGCAACAGCTTTTCGGGTTGCTGCCTCGATCATTGCGGCCAGTGATTCGGCGTTGATTCCGGATTCACTTCGCACCGGCTCAGGTGCCTTTGCGGGCTCTGGCTTCGCAGACAACTTGTCCGCGTTGTCCAACAACCATCGCTGTGCTTCGTCGTCAGTGTGTGTTGCTGGCATGCCTCGCGACACAAGCAACGCTCTCAGTGCTTCGTTCATTTCAAAAGTCCTCTCTTCCAGGAACCGAACCGCTGCCGGATCGAGTCCCCGCAGCTTTGCCTGTGCGTCTGCACCTATCGGAGTCAACGAGACTTCCCGCAGCCGCCACTTCGTCACAACATTCACGGGGCCGCTGAACTCGCGGCCTCCGATTGTCTTCGTTTGTCCTTCGGGTACATACTGCCGTTTCAAAACGTCATAGCCAACTGAAACGTCGGTAATGTGTCCGTCACGCACGCCAGCAAAAGCCTCTTCAGCGTGCATTGCTCGGCTGAAAACCAGCGTTGCCGTCAGGTTGTCATTGTTGACAGTGATCCCCCGAACGCTACCCAGCTGATCCTTAACGGAATAGCGGTGGTGGCTGTCCAAAAATGGCACCTGACGCGACTTTGGGAAGTCTGCACCCTTTGACAACAGCACTTCCGGAACCATCTCCATGCGGGACCAATCCGGCATAGAAACAGGCGTTTCTGTACTGATGACAGCTTCAACGCTTCGCTTCTCTTCATCAAAACTTGCTGCACGAACTTCCAGCGAACGAAAGCCCTGATCTCCAGTGGTTGGTGGTGTCGATCGCTTACGCATTTGCCGTCGCTCCTGTGTCTTGCGTGACCTGCTGCGCCTGAATCTGGTCGCTCGTGTCAACGCCCATGATGTTGTTCACAACCTCTTGCGGAATGCCCTTACTTTGTGCCACTGCATAGATTTCAGCAACGTCGTTGAGAACGTCCCGCCAGTTGGTGTTCACCTTGCCGCATTCCATTTGCGGCGAACTCAGGCCCGCTTTAATCCGTGCTGCTGCCGCTTCCGCGTCATCTCGCGGATTGATTGACAGGGCAACAGGCCCTTGCCAATTCGCCACTGAAAACCGCCCCGGATTTGCCGTGAATTCTTCGGCGCTCACGATGCCGTCAAAGAATCCCGACATGACTCCGGCCCGAATCACGCTTTCATAAATCGGCTGACAAAATGAGGACGAAAACCACTCTTGAACGTCATGCAGTTCCGGCCATGCGTCATTGTCTGCTGACCGCTCTGAACTAAATGAACTGTTTCGGTAATCGCCCGTGATAGTGCTGGATTTCACGCCCGGAAACGCGGTCGCCGTGCTGCGTTGTAGATGTTGCACAAACCCTTCCGGGTTCATGTTCGGCTGGCTGGGTGAATGCAACTCAAACTTGCCGTCTTTGCCAACGTTCATCAGCATTGCAGGCTGTAACTTTGTCACCGGATTACCATCGGAATCCGTCAGGTCTGTTCCGTCTGCGGATGTTTGCACGGGCGATAGCCCAGCATTCAGCCCAACGCGGCTCGCCCCTGTCGGCCTCGCATAGGTCCCGACGATGCAAGCGGCCATTGCGGTCGCTTTGAGGACGTTGTAATTCAGGTCGCCGGTGTCTCTCATGTTCATGATCGCACTGGCAAACCACGGCACGCCCCTTAACTGGTCGATGTCTTCCTCAACAAACAGGTGTCCAATTTCTGCAATCAAAAAACGACGGACATTGCCGACCTGATTTGCCGCAGCATATGCCGGTTGAATCCTGATCCAATACGCCACCCGTTCGCCGTCGCTGTTGATTTCAATCCCGCGAAACACGCTGTTTCCGTCCGGGATTTCCTGCGACACAATTTCAGATTCATCAGCAAATCGGCAAGTGTCAATCAACTGCAACGCCATCGGCACAGGCAGGTCATGCTGACGGCGTTTGTTTTCGTCAATTGCTCGCAATCGGTAGGCACAATCACCTGACAGAATCACGCTCTTCAGTGCCAGTTTTTGCAGGCCCGCAAACGTGGTTCCGCCCTTGCCCGGAAGGCCTCGCGAATCGAACCCGCTTTGGATTCTCGCCCACAACTCCTGTGCCTTGCGGCGGAACTCGACAGCCGGGGAACCGTCTTCGTTCATCGCCAGTGATTCTGGCGTCATGCCTCTCCGTCCAACGACTTTGGCGGTGATCGTTCGCACGATTTTTTTGGCGGATGGATTGTTCCGGTACAGATCCCACGAATCCGCTCGCAGCGTGTCAATCGTGGCCCCGGAAACCTCGTTTTCTTTGCTAACAATCCGCCGCTTTGGATTCAGCCGATTGATCTTCGCGGCAGTGTAAGGCCCTGTTGCCGCTCCGGTCAGTTGGGCGATTTGTTGCAACGTCGCCCGCGCCGCCAGTCGTCTAGCCCCGGCTTCAGGTGCAAAATACGAAATCACGCTGTCAATCAGGTTCATACGGTCGGCTCTCCCATGCTCAACAGGGTTGCCATACCGCCGCCGCTCGATCCGTTACTGATTTCGTCCAGCAACTCCTGACGGAACTTTCGCAATTCAGATAGCTGTGCCATCGTCTTCTGCCGACCGGCAACAGAGTAACTCTGTGCGGTGAGACAGTTCAAAATGGCAGTGTTGACCTGCTCAAGTAGTGTGTTTGCGTCCGTCATGCCATCAATTGTGCAGCAATGCCCACCAATTGCATTACCAATCCTACCAATCAGCGTTGGCCGTCCAAAAACACCTGCCGATGTTCAACGACAACTGAGGACATGACGACGCGAACTGACCACGTATGGCCGCATGGGAACCCGTCTGCCTTGTTGCTCTTGCAGCAACGATAGTACCGCGTTTGGCCCTGTGTTGAATATGCAACGCCGTAGCCGCCTTTTCCCTCGTGGCAGACTGGACATTTTCGATAGTCTTCAATCCGTCGCTCAGGTTCCGGCGTTGTCGCTGGCTGTTTCTGTTCCGGCTGTCGCTTGTTGCTACTGTTCGGCTTAGTCATGCCACCCCCTACCGTCTGGACGTGTCTCACCTGCATTGATTACGCTCCGTTTCGTTCTGACTTCTGACCGTGCTGGGAATCCGCCGTTTTCGTCTGCATAGCATACTGCCAACGCCAGTCCGTAGCGAATTGCATCCCGAAAATCGTTCGCCGCGTTTTCGTCTTTCTTCACCCACAATAGCTTCGCGTTGCCTCGGCTGTCGATTCTGTCGTCAATTGTCGCGTTGCACAACTGCTCCAAAAATTCGCCGTCACGATCAGCCCCGGCGCACAACGTCAACGACTCAGGTTCACCCGGTGCCCGGTCGTCAATCCGTGCCTGTAAATCCGTTTCCCAGTAGTCGGTCGCCACCGTAAACAACAACTGCCCTGAGTGGTCGCCATCTTGAACGGCATTCAGCTTGTAAGGCTTGCCGCTCAGGTCAGTATTGGCCCCTTTGCAGGGCACCATTCCCGGATGTCGATTGCAAAAATCGTAGGTGGCCTTCGTGTCCCATCCTGAGTCCGCAGAAACCGCCCGCGGCATGATGTCGTTGCCGCCGTCCGCGTGCGTGTAGCCGCGTTCAACGACGTTTGACCACACTTCGTCCAGCGTTAGGCTCAAACCGTAATCGACAACGTGCGAACGCCAGTCAGTTCCGTGTGCCATGACAACCCACAGCCGAAATCCGCCGTCTGCGGCTTGCTGGTCGATTGTCACGGTCAGCAATCGGCCCCATTCAGGACAAACACCCCGCGGAATCGACGTTTTCAACCGCTCTCCGACCCGTTCCGGCGTCGATTTTGACCGCCGCGGCTCCCACGTTTCGCCCTTGTCTTCGTTGATCCATTGCCGCAATTTTGCAGGATTTTTGCACTTTCCGACGAAATCAGCAGCAATCTGCCCCCAGCCGTGAAACAGAGCGTAAAAAACGCTGATTTGACAGCCGTAATCGGTCCCCCAGCGGTGTGGCTCGCCTCGCATCCATGACAGATCATCGGGCGAAAACTCGCGGGCAGTCATCGACCTGTCATGATCCGGCGTGCAACCTGCCGGAATCCACACACCTTGCATCATCATCCACGGCCTGTGCATGTCGGAAATGTGGCCCTGGCAGTGCAGACAAACGTAATAGGCTGTCTTTCGTGCCAGATCCTTGTCTGACTGACCGCTCGGCAGCTTCTCAAAGAATATCCCGCCAGGTCTTTCGCCGTCGCCAAACTCCAGCGTCTGGAACTTGTGACACAATGGACATGGAACGTAGTAGCGGTGATGTGTTGATTGCAGCAGCCCCGTTTCCACGTTGCTCTTGCCACGCATTGACGGCGTAGACTCCAGCACGAATTTCCTGTCCGGGTATTCGGCCCCGCGTTTGCGAAATCGCTCCAACGGATCGCCTTCGGTCGCTGTTGATTCCTGAACCCACTTGTCAATTTCGTTCCCGTGTCCGGTCCTGATTGACTTGTCCGCCAGCCGACTCTTGCCCCGCGGCCATGCCCCATGACAGACTGACCGCCGCAACTGAATTCTGGTCTTTGATTGTCGTTGCTGAATCGGTGCCTGATCCCGCAAGCGAGGACAGTTCTCAATCATCTTCCACAGCCGTCCAAACACGCTCTTGCAGTTGGTCTCGTCCGGTGTGGCGAACATCGTTTCTTCCGGTCGCTGATCCATGCCACGCATCAACATGGCCAGCCCGAAATTAGTCTTGAACATACGCGCTGCCCATTGCAGCCATATCGCCCGGAATTGCGGGTTGTCGTACGCCCAGCATGGTCCCTGAGGCGCTGTCACCCACGGAACCATACTTTCATCAAACGCCCTGCCCGTAATGTCGTAGAACGATGTACGTAACCAGTCCGCCGCGGATTCCTGAATCCGTGGTCGCATCATTTCCCGGCAGACTTCGACACACAACCGACTCAAATCAGGTCCCCCAATGAGTCAACGAATTCTTTCTGAATGATCCGGATTTCCTGTTCCACTCGGTCCTTTGTTGTGACTTTAATTTCCGCAGGAACCAACGTCGCAACACGGTCGGCAACACCCATCAAACGAGCGGCCAAACGACTCCACAGCAGGGCCATGTCCCGTTCGACCTCTTCACGCTCAATCAGCAACCCTCGCTTCTGTGCGTTCTCCATCGCCCTCTTATCGTTGACCAGTCTGATGGATTCCAGATCCGCTTGCCGCTTCGCATCCAGAACCGTGTTTCCTGCCAGCTTGCTGATTCGCCACTGAACGATATCACGCAATGGATACCGGCCTTCAGTTCCTGGCATTGCTGGCGATTCCATCCGCCACTGTTTGACCGTCTGCACGGCCAGCCCAAAAAACTCAGCAACCTCCGCCAACGTTTTGCAGGTCCACTTGTCCCGAGTCTTTTCGGCTTGTTCCTGTTCGGCCAGTAATTCTTCGACAGCCTGCAAATCTTCAGGCGACTCAGCGGAGGCGAGCAATTCGGCCAGATAGTTCGCGTCGTTTTTGCTCAATTGCGGTCTCCGTTGCGTTGTCGCCCTTCACCTGGTGAATGTGCTGGTGTGCCACCAGAACCGGCTGAGGGTTGTTCTGCTCATTCATTGCAATCAGAACACGCGCGGCCGCCACCTTTTCGCGGTTGGTTCCCTTCGCCAAAATCTGCGAAATGACCAGCCCCGCCTTCTCGTAAATGTGGTCAGGAATCGCCCAGCCTTTGCGGATGGCGGTCTGAATCATTTGCAGATCGCCGCGGGTATGTGTTGTGTCGGTCAGGAGTTCGGGTGTGCTGCTCATTTTTTCACCTCGCCATTGACTTGGCTTGCGAAATTGTCGATAGTGAAAAGCGTCCGGGTCGGAATTGCACCGCCCATTTCTCAGTGGTTGTGAGATGTGTCGCTGTCAACACCTCGGACGCAGGGTAACTATCATGATTCGCAAATGTTTGTCTGTCCGTCAGCCGTGGGCTTCTCTGATTGCAAGTGGCCAGAAGTCTATCGAGGTTCGCAGTTGGCCCACAAAGTATCGCGGACCGTTGGTGATTTGTGCAAGTAAATCTCCAAAACTTTCTGATCTTCCCGTCGGATGCGCTGTCTGTGTTGTCGACGTCGTCGACTGTCGTCCAATCACTCACGACGACGCCTCCGCTGCCTGTTGCGGTGTTGATCCTGAACGTGAGTTTGCATGGGTGCTGTCATCGCCTCGCGTTATACCGTCTTTACCGACAGTCTCTGGTCGACTTGGCATTTTCGATTTGGCTGTGACTATCGACTGACGGCCTTCTGACGTTAATCCAATTGCCCACTTTCGCCGCGT